CCGAGCGCGCCAGTGAGTCCGCCGCGGTCCTCGTCGACGAGGATGGGGAAGAGGTCTCGTGGAGCCGCCAGCGTGGCGCCGTCGTGGGGGCGAGCCGATGAGCGACATGGAGGTGGATGCGTGAGCGACGCCGCGCTCGGCGATCTCCCGGCCAGCGTCCGCGACCAGCTCGCCAAACTCCCGCCGACGGCGTCACTCGTCTACCTCGAGCTCGCTGCCGCCGCCGGACCGCGGACTGTCCGCCAACTCAGCTACGAGATGGTGCGCCCGGAACGGTCGATTCTGCGCGCCCTCCGGCAGCTGCACGACGAAGACCTCGTCACATGCTCGCCGCGCCATACCGATCCGCCGTCGTCCGAATGGAGTATCAACGAGTGACCGACAGAATGGCGCTCGGTCGATCACTTAAGCCTATGGCTAAGCAAGAGTCGGGTGACGACAGCCCGGTGACGGGCGACCCCACGCCTCGCACGCTGGGGTCGGTACGACAGGGCCGGAGAGACGGTCGCCCTGGGTCTTTCTGCACGTCGATACATCATGCCTGAGCAACCTGCCTACCACGAGCACGTGCTCGACGCCTCGGACGTGTGCAACTCCTGTCACAGAGTCATCCGCGTCGAGCGACAGGACCCGACACGCGGCGGGCTCACCCGTGAGTACGAAACACACCATGAGCGCCACCGCGATCACACCGTGGTCGACTACGGGCCGGCCGACACCGTCGGCGAGCAACAGGGGACGTTCTGCGCTCGCTGCGGGACCGAGTCCCCGTGGGACCGCTACTGGGACGATCGCCAGACAGACGTCCACGAGGTCGCGACCGCGCTCGGGTGGCTCAACGATGCAGACGAGCCCGCAGTGACGCCGTGCCAGGAGCGCGAGGTCTCCATGGCGACGTTCCGCGACCTGCTCAAAGCGACGATCCGCACGCTCGAGGCGAAGGACGTCACGATCGACCGACAGACGCTCGCCCGCGAGGCACTCCGGCGCCGTCGCGACGGTGAGCATGTCGACGACTGTCTCGGCGAGGCGACCGAAGCAGCCATTCGCCGTGCGATCACGCGCTCCGACACCGACCGTCCGAGCACGCCCCGGGAGGCCCCCGCATGAGCGCGTCGCAGTACGACCGCGTCGCGTTCGACTTCGCCGGTCGGGAGCTCGAGGGCGACGCCGTCGCCTTCGAACCCGCAGGCAACGTCTCCGGGCCGGACGGTCTTCTGGTGGTCGACGTCGACGGACTCACGTACCGCGTTGCGGAGTCCGATGTCGAGCGGCTGGATCGATAGCTCAGTCTGGGAGCGCACGGCGTTGAAGACGTCGCGTGCCTCGGTTCGAATCCGAGTCGATCCATCTCCTGACGGTGTGGCACTCGCGGCTTTTCTCTGCGAGGCCAGGTCAGCACCTGAGGGAGTGTACTGACACACGAGCGGACGGCGCCCACGTCGAGACCACTACGTGTTCGATCGTGAGGAGCGTCGCGTGACATGCTGTCCACTACGTCCAAACTCTACAAGTCCGTCTGCCTTGCTACGCCCGTGGCCGGGTGACGAACGCCCCTATTGGGAGCGGCGAGACCCAAGCCCTCTACGGGGCTGCCTCGTCTCCGGGTTCGATTCCCGGCGTAGCCGTTTCGAGTAGTACCACCCGCTAACCCCCTGCATTTCCTGTCCACATGTGTGACTATTCACTAGCCATTCCCCGCGTACCGGCCGACCGCTGCCCCGAGTGTGGTGCAAGCTACACCCCGGCGAGACCGTGCGACTGCCAGCCCCTGATGGATGTCTCATGACGACGCGCCATCCTGCCCGGCCGTGGTACTGTCGCAACGACGTCGTCGACGAGTACAAGAGCACCCTCAAAGAGGACGATGAGAAGCTACCGATGCTGAAGACGCTGAAGATCCTCCGGGCCATCATCGTCAACGTCGGTATCTTCGGGATCGGCGGGTACGCGATGTACCGAGGGGGCGACCCGACGCTGCTCGCCGTCACGACCCTCGCCGTCGCAGGCGCGTACAACGGCCTCGAGCTCGGCGACTATCTCGCACTCGTCCAAGCGTACAACGAAGTCCAGACCGAGTCCGACACCGAGGACTGATGGCCACCTGTGATCGGTGCGGCGACCCGGTCGAGAACAAGGACAACCGCGGCTGGTATCGCGACCACTGCTGGGACTGTATCGAGGCTATCACCGCCGAAGAGACGTCACACCGAGAGCAGTGCGACAACCCCGACTGCTCAATCTGTGCCGCACCGTAGCGCTATTTAAAGTATAAATCAGCAACCGACGTCGCCCGACGCTTCCCAACCCTCTCATGTCTACTCGTGAACGACGTGTCACGCTCGCTCTGAAGTGGCACCACCTCGACAACCTCGACGTCGGGCAGGTTCGGGACCGCTTCGAAGAGGAGGGGATCGGCTCGTACGCGAAGTCGACCATCCGTGACTACCTCAACGAGGAGCCAGCCGAGGAGGTCCTCGAACAGATCGAGGCAGAACACGCGAACGTTCGCCTCCAGATCGCCGAACGTGAAGAGCGGATGTTCCGCCGGGCTCGCGAGAGCGAAGCGAAGGCGACCGACGACGAGCCCATCCGGCGGACGGTGCCGAAGACCGACACCGTCCCCGCCGACAGGGAAAGCCCGATGTCATGGCCGGCATGGGAGCTCGTCGAGCACGGTGACCCCGAGCGCCCTGAGTGGGCCGAAGAGCGCGACATCGTGATCCGGTTCGACGGCGAGAAGCGGACGCAGGTGCGCCCCGGAGAGCGCTACCCGATCCAGGCGATCGACGGGTCACCGACGTACACGACGGAGATGGTCGGCCTCGAGCGAGACGTCGACGACCTCAAACAGCAGGCGATGGCGCGTCAGGAGCAGTCCCAGCACCTCCAAGCGAAGGGCGACGTCCTCGGTGTCTACTCGACCGACGTCAACCTGAACGTCGACGGCGAGATGGAGACGACACTCTCGCTCGACGAGACGGCCGCGGCCGCGATCCGTGAAGCGGACCTCAAGGAGAACACCGATGAGTAGTACCATCGACGACGTCGACGCCAGCCAGAAGGACGTCGAGGTCACCCGCGCACACATCCGGGCGGCGTACAATCCGTTCGAACACGGCTGCTGGCTCGACTTCGCCGACAAGCTCACGCAGGGCTACATGGAGGGCGAGTACGACGGCTGGAGCCCACTCGGCGATCACCACGGGCAGTGGCTCCGACACCTCGCCGGCGAGGCTGACGCCGACGGCGACCTCGCGCTCCTGTGCCATCGGGACGGGCTGAAGACGACGATCGTCTCGGCGTTCCTCATCGCCTGCCTTGAGTACAAGCCCGGGTTCCGCGCCATCTGGTCGATGAACACGCAGGAACAGGCGTTCGAGAAGGCCGACCGCGAACTCAACCGCTTCATCGAGCGGAACCCGTGGCTGATCAACCTGAACAAGCCGCGCGAAGAGGACTCCAAGAAGACGAAGGTGTTCGCGAACGGCTCGTCACTGACGACGGGCTGGCTCTTCGGAGCCATTGAGGGCGCCCGCGCGCACCTGCTCATCCTCGACGACATCATCAAGGAGCGCGGTGACGGCAACACCACGGAGATCCTCAACTGGGTCGACGGCGTCTCGATCCCGATGGTGAAGGACGGCGGCCGGACGGTGATGGTCGGGACGCGGAAGCGCCCGGACGACATCTACAGCCACTACCGCACGTACGAAGGGTACGAGCTGCGGGAGTTCCCGGCGATCCTCGACACATGGGACCAGGAGTTCCGCAGTGACGAGGACTGGCGCGACCGACGTCCAGACCCCAAGTACTACACCGAGGTCTCGAACCCGTGGCGCCCCGACGAGACGCTCCAGGTGCTCTGGCCCGAGGCCCGCGGCCCGGACTGGCTGGCGGACAAGCGGTCGAAGATGGCCGACTACCTGTTCTGGCGGGAGTATACCCTCACGATTCGCGGTGCGTCGGGCAACCTCGTCGACGCCGACGCCGTCAACCTCGACGTCGATGACGGCGGGTGTTCCATCCGTGGCCGGTCGCCGCCCGAGAAGTACCGCGCCGGTCGTGGCGAGGCGATCGTCGTCGGGCACGACCCGGCGATGTCGCCCACGGGTGACGATGCTGCGTTCGTGGTCCAGCTGCTCCGTCGGTCGGGTGAGCGCACGCTACTCGACGCCCATGCCGAGAAGGGCATGTCGCCCTCGCAGGTGAAGGCGCGCCTCCAAGAGTACGACCGGCGGTACGACCCGGCGCTGATCGTCATCGAGGACAACGGGATGCAACAGTACATTGTCGAGGATGCGATCGAGTTCTCGCCGGCGCTCCGCTCGAAGGTGACCGGCCTATCGACGACGTCCAGCAAACACAGCTGGGAGAACGGCATCCCGCGGCTGCGGACGCTCGTCGAGCAGGGCGGCATCCAGTTCTACCGCGGGCACGACGCGACTGAGGACTGGATCCAGGCGGCGCTCTCGCTCGAGCTCGACGACGGGAAGCTCCAAGGCCACACGCCCGACCTCGTCGCGGCGTGGTACATGGCCGAGCAGGGGCTGCGGCGGTTCGAGTACGGGCAGGACGCCGGCGACGACGACGCTGACGACTCCAACGGAGTGAGCTACCTCTAAACATGACCGACGAGACCGATGACGGAAGCGACGAGATCACGCTGTCAGTCGACACGCTCGGCAACGGCGGCGCGATGTCGAAGGCCGAAGAGACCACGCAGCTCGACGAGCGGCACATCGCGACGGACGTCGGTCGGGGGATCCAGCCGCCGTACAACCCCGAGGCGCTCGCCGCGTTCCAAGAGCTCAACGAGACACACCAAGCGTGTATCCGCAAGAAGTCTCGGTACGAGGCAGGATACGGATTTGATATCGTCGCGCACCCAAGCGCCGACGAGCCCGATGAGGGCGGCGACTCATACCAGAAGGTACGCGACTTCTGGTACGGTTCTGACTCGCGGTGGCAGATCGGTCCCGAAGGCACGTCGATGTCGACGCCCGAGGAGGTGCTCGAACTCGGTCGGCAGGACTACCACGGGATCGGCTGGGCCGCGTTAGAGATCCTCGTTGAGGGCGACGGCACGCCGGTCGGGCTCGCGCACGTCCCTGCGGCGACTGTCCGCGTCCGGAAGACGACGACCACGATCGAGCGAGAAGACGGCGAGGAGGTCGAGAGCATCGAGAGCGGCCACGGCTACGTCCAGGTCCGCCAGGGGCGACGTCGGTACTTCGGCGAGGCAGGCGACCGCTACGGCGACGACAAGCGGTTCGTCGACAAGGAGACGGGGGCGGTCGCAAGTGACGCCAGCGAACTCCCGAACGGCCCTGCCAACGAGCTCATCTTCTTGCCGAACCCGTCGCCGCTCGCTCTCTACTACGGCGTCCCCGACTGGGTGGCCGCGATGCAGACGATGGGCGCCGACCAGGCGGCCAAGGAGTGGAACCACGACGTCTTCGACAACCTCGGCATCCCGCACTACGCGGTGAAGGTGACCGGCGGGACGCTCTCGGAAAGCTCCAAGGACGACCTCCGAAACCTGATGGACAACCTGAAAGGGTCGCGCTACCGGACTGCCATCCTCGAGGTGGAGGAGTTCGTCGACGACCACGGCCTCGGCGACGGCGGGAGCGACGTCAACATCGAACTGGAGCCGATCGGGGCGCGCGAAGACCTCGACATGGAGTTCCAGGCGTTCCGGGAACGTGCTGAGCATGAGATCGCGAAAGTCCACGGTGTCCCGCCTGTCCTGATCAACGTCACGTCGACGTCGAACCGCGCGAACAGCAAGGAGCAAACGCGCGAGTTCGCAAAGGGGATTATCGAGCCGGAACAGGCGAAGTTCTCTGCGAGGCTCTACAAGATCATCCATCAAGACGCGCTCGACGTGGACGACTGGACGATCGACTTTGAACTTAGAGGAGCGGAGCAGCCAGAGCAAGATGCGAAGATGGCTGAGCAGCGCGTCCGGGCGATGCGGCTCGCCGGGGTCGGAACGGTCAACGAAGCTAGGGAAGAACTCGACCTCGCGCCGTTCGAGGACGACCGCGGCGATATGACCCTCTCCGAGTTCGAGGCGGAGTACGGCGCGGACGCCGGCGACAGCGACGCCGAAGCGATGCTGACACGCTCCAAGGCAGCGCCGCCCTTAGAGAACAAGATCGGCGAGCGGAAGAGCATCGATGTCGATGTCGAGAAGGATCCGATCGAGCAGACGACGTTCAACAGCTCCAATCTCGACGAGGGGCTGTACGACTTTGGCGCTCGCGAGTTGGTGTTGAGCTTCAAACGCGAGGATGGGCAAAACTCGATTTATATCTACGTCGACGTCCCGGCGCAGGTGTGGAGTGAACTTGTCAACGCACCTTCGGCAGGGTCGTACCACTACAGCGAGATCAGACTTTCCTACGGTTACCTTGAGGTGACAAACAACCACACCAGGCTCCCCGAAGGACCGACGCCCGACCCGGGCGAGATGCCTGACGACATCCCGGGTGACCTATGACCGAAACCACTACAAAGCGAGGGTTCGATGTGTCTATAAGCGCGAATTCGGTGTCAAAACCGACCGGCGCAGGAACGCCGGCCGACGCGCTTGGAGAACCCAAACGCATGTCAGAGTCAAACGCCGAGAATCTTGAGTGTGGCGACCGACCGTACGCCGACGAGGAGCTACTCCGCCGCCTCTACGTCGAGGAGCGAATGTCGCAGGTCGAGATCGCGGAGATGCTCGGCTGTGCCGACTGTACCGTTAGCAAGTACAGTCGCAAATACGACATCAAGCGACGATACCAAGACCCGAAGTGGCTTGAACAGAAGTACCACGGCGAGGGGCTGTCGCTCCCGGAGATCGGCGACGTCTGCGGTGTCGATCCGAACACTGTGAAGTCACAGATGGACAAGCACGGAATTGAGACGCGAAGCATTCCTGAGTCCCGTACTGACGGCGACCTTGAGAAGCTCCAAGACCGTGGGTGGTTAGAGAGCGAGTACATCGACGCCGGCCGTGGCACACAAGACATCGCCGACGAGCTAGGCGTCTGTACCTACACCGTCTCAAAATACCTTCGCGAACAGGGCATCGAGGCACGCCCGAGTCTGTCCGCAGAAGGCGAGGAAAACCCTAACTGGGGTGGAGGATACGACGGCTACTACGGCGCGAACTGGGAGCGACAGAGAGAAAAGGCGATTGAACGCGACGGCCACGAGTGTATCGTCTGTGGGTATTCCGAAGCAGATCACGAGGCAGAGCGTGGCCGGTCGCTTGAGGTCCACCACGTTCAACCGCTCCGAACCTTCGACGTCCCCGAGGACGCGAACGACCTCGACAACTTGGTGACGTTGTGTTGGCAGTGTCACCACAAGTGGGAGGGTGTTCCACTTCGGCCGATGACTGCTGACTGACGCCGAACCGATGACGCCCGCCAGGGCCGAGGTCCAGACCTGGCACGGAATCTGATTCTACGAAACTGACGGCGACCTGCCGATGACCCAGGGAGCTCCCCGACTCCCCTGAGCGAGGCACGACCGGGCACGAATCACCATGAGCAACAGCAAGACAGAGCGCGGCGAGAAGCGCGGCGTCGTTGACACCGGTCGTGCCAAGGAGCTCGACAAGACCAACGACGCCGACGCGGACGCCGCCGACGACAGTGACGAGGGCTGACCGATGCCCCCGATGAACAAGGCGACCCAGTCAACGCTCGACAAGCGCGTCGAGTACACCGAAAAGGACGACGAGTCCCAGACCGCGGCCGGGGTCGTGATGGTTCCGGACAAGGTCGACCTCCAGGGCGACTTCGCTCGCGAGGACCTCATCCGCGAGTGGGCCACCCAGTTCGAGAACTTCCTCGAGGCGGGCGAGGGCGACGGCGGCATCATGCACGCCGCGTGGCCCTCGGAGTGGATGACCCTCGAACGGAACGAGGTCCTCGACGAGGCTGAAGAGCTCGGCGGCGAGACTGTCGAGGCCGGCGCGTGGGTCCAGGAGTGGCAGTACAACGACGACGAACTCTGGAGCCTCGTCTCCGACGGCGTCTTCAGCGGCCACTCGATCGGCGCGACGAACGTGACGTGGTCGCCGGCGATGGCGCAGGAGGAGCTCCCGGACGACGTCGACATCGCCGCCGACTACCCCACGGATCAGCCCGTCTGGCAGATTCAGGCCGGGCTGATGCGCGAGGTCTCCGCCGTCGACATGCCGGCCGTCCCTGACGCGGAGATCCTCACGGCGGCCGCGAAGGCCGGCGCGGCGAAGCGCCTCGGCGACCACCTCGGGAGCCGTGACGGGTTCATCCAGGAGGCGATGGAGCGCGGCCACCCCGAAGAGGACGCCGAGCGCATGTGGAGCGTGCTCCACCGCGCCACCGACGTCGAGGGCGCCGGCGACCCAGGCAAGCGGTCAGCGCTCGAACGGCTTGGGAAGGCTGTTCGGGACGTCATCACGCCGCGGTCGGGTGCGTCGACGACCCCGTCGAGCGAGACGGCAGCGAGCGCGAAAGACGGCGACCACGGCTTCACCCGACCGAGCGCCGAGACAGAGGAACAGGCAGACAAAGACGACACCGGCGGCGACACGCCGGATGACACGACTACCATGAGCAACGACGACCCGATGGCTGACGCCCCGCCGTGGGCGAAGGCCCTCAACGATCGCATCGACTCCCTCGAGTCCGAGAAGGACGCTGGTGAGGGTGCCAACGACGACCCGATGGCCGACGCCCCGCAGTGGGCGAAGGACCTCGACGACCGCATCGACGACCTCGAAGCGAAGGCCGAGGCTGGCGAGGAGAAGCCCGAGTGGGCGAAGGCCCTCGAGAATCGCGTCGACGAGATCTCCAAGCAGACCGGGGCGACCGAGTCCCAGCAGCTCGGCGGCGCCGAGAAGGGCAACAGAAGCGACGAGAAGAACTCCGGCTTCACGCTGGACCCGCGGAAGGCAGGTGGTAACTAATGAGCTCGACTGACACGACCGACACGCTCGACCGGACTCGCTCGAAGAACCAGGACGCTGCGGACAAGTTCGACACGACCGACGTCGCCGGCGGGGTGCTGCCCCGTGACCTTTTTCAGCAGTTCTACCAGGCTGTTCAGGACACGGCGATGATGCTGGAGGACGCTCGCACCGAGGACCTCCCGCGTCAGAAGATGGCGCTCCCGAAGATCTCCGTGGGCGAGCGCCAGCGGCGTGGCGCTGACGAGGGTGACGGTGACGCTGGCAACGCGTCGGTCGACACCTCGCAGGTCAACATGGACGTCGAAAAGGCGACGGTGTCCTACGACCTGACGCGCGAGGCCGTCGACGACACCGTCGACAACGTCGACGAGATCATCCTCGACATGCTCGCCCGGCAGTTCGCGATCGACACGCAGGATCTGGGCATCAACGGCGACGAGTCGGCCGGCGATGCGTTCGTCAACCAGAACGACGGCTGGCTGAAGATCCTCGAGAACGACGGCGCCGTCAACACCTACGATCACACGGACGGTGGCGGCACGCCCCAGCCGGTGAGCACTGACCTGTTCAACCAGGCGATCCTGGCGCTGCCGAACAAGTACCTGCGGTCGGGGCGGACCCAGCCGCGGTTCTACATGAACCTCGACCAGCTCCAGAACTACCACAACGACCTCGCGTCGCGGAACGACCCGCTCGGGGCTGCTGTGCTGATGGGCGACGACGAAGCCACGCCGTTCGACTACGACGTCGTCGGCGTCGCCAACTGGCCCAAGGACACTGCGGTGTTCACCCACCCGCAGAACTTCATCTACGGGCTCTACGACGACGTCGAGATCCGCGTCCTGACGGACACGGACAAGGTCGCGGAGAACGACCTCTTCGCCCGCTACTTCATGCGGGTTCGTGACGACTTCGCCATCGAAGCGCCCGAGGCGGCCGTCGTCATCACCGGCATCGCGGAGTGATCTAAGTGGCTCGCATCCACTACGACGGCGGCGGGCGCTACCGGACGAGCGGCCACCTCTTCGAGGAAGGCGACATCGCCGAGGTCGACGAAGAGCTCGCCGACTACCTCTGCGAGAAGGGCGCGTTCGGGCGCGTCGACGAGACGCCCACGGGGGCCGAAGACGACGCCGAAGAGGACGTCACGGACGACGAAGAGCCGGGCGAGAGCGAGGACTTCGACGCCGACGAGTGGATCGACGAGCACCACTACCAGGCGCGCGAGGAGCAGGTGCGTGCCGGCGACGTCGACGAGCACCTGGACGCGATCGCCGAGGCGGAAAGCTCGACGACTGTCCAAGACGCCATCGGCGAGCGTCGCGCGGAGATCGAGGCGTAACCAGCCATGCCCACCGGTTACTGCACAGTTGAAGACGTCCGCTGGGCGCTTCAGGAGTCCGAACTCTCCGGGTCGCTGGCTGACGACAACAACGAGGCTGTCGTCCGGGCGATCGCCGCGCAGACCGAGTGGGTCGACCGCACGATAAAGCGGCACTGGTACGTCCCGGCAGGCCTTGAGGAGGACACCCACGATCTCATCCCGACCGCACCGAAGAGCCGTGACGACGAAGAGTCGATCCCCACGGGCGGCGCGCATATCGTCGGCGAGCCTGTCACGCCGAAGACATGGCAGGGCTCGTACACGCGAGTCACTCTCGCCCGGCGCGAGGCATCGGCTATCACGAAGCTCCTCGTGCGGACGCCCGACGGCTACGAGGACTGGGTCGCCAGCGATGAGTACACTGGCGGCACGTGGCCGGAGGCGCTCGGCGATGACTACTACCTGCGGACGGACAGCGGTATCTCGCAGGTGTACATCGACGCGTCGAACCTCCTCAACGAGGACGGCGAGCCGCTCATCGACGGCTACGCCGGCGCCGTGTACGTCGAGTTCGACTACGGCGAAGAGGGTATACCGCAGAACGTCCGGCGGGCGATCGCGTTCCGGGCGCTCGGCGAGCTGCTGATCGACGACGAGAGCGCGCTCGGCATCCCGGACAACGGCCAGCTCGTCAACCCGGAGACAAAAAAGCAGGCGATGGAAGCGAAGGCGGAGGAGCTACTCGACGAGGTGTACACGAGTGGGTGACCGCACGTGACGTCGCTCCCCTCGTTCGAGACCGACGCTCGCGACGCGCTCCTCGACGAGCTCGAAGCCCACGCTCGCGAGGAGATCGCGCCGGCGGTCCAGCAGCACGCTCACGACATCCTCGAGGCGTACGGTGAGCGCAACGACTACGACGTCGAGCCGATCATCGCCGCCGGCGAGACGGTCGTCGAACGGCGCGGTGACCGCGTGGTCGTCCGCTGGGGCTGGCCCGAGCCGGCGATCTTCTTCGAGCGCGGTACCGTCGACCACGTCGTCGAGGCGCGCAACGCCGACGTCCTCTCGTTCATCTGGGAGGACCCGCCGCAGTGGATCCGCGAGGAGTACGAGCGCGAGGGCGACGGCTGGCGCGTGTTCCTCCCGAAGGTCGAAGTCTCCGGACTACCTGAGTCGCGGTTCATCCGCGACACGCTCAACTGGCTCACAGCGAGGTTCGCATGACCACACACGAAGTCGAGTTTCTCTTGGACGAACTGACGGATGTCGTCGACACGCAGCCGGCGGACCACCCGCTGCGGCGCGTGGACCGAGACAACTCGCGCGTCTACGAGACGGGCGGGACGCTCGACATGAGCACGCCGCTTCACACGCGGAAGGCCGACCTTGATACCGCAAACTACGTCGGAGTCGCGAGTCAGTCGACCGAGCCCACGCCAGCCGGTCCGAACCAGCGCTACAAGCTCCAGACGGCGTGTTCGATTCGACTGGAGGGGCTGACCCGCGCCGGCGGCGAGTACGGCCACATCCATCCAGACAACAAGGACGGCGCCCCGGCGTTCAGCGCGCTCTTCACGAGCGTGTTCGACGCGGTGAGGGCGGCGATGAGCTACCCCGACGTCGGCCGGCCGGGCGTCGCGTATCGCGACCTGACGCTGACCAACGTCGACGACCAGACGAGCGAGTACAGCGACTTCTACCGCGCCGAGTTCGACGTGCTCTTCCGCGGCTACACTGACACACCATGACTCTTCCGCGGCTACACTGACACACCATGACTCAGACACACATTCATAACCGAGGTGAACAGCCGTGACCGGTGCGGGATCAGCCACAGCCTGCTACGCCGTTGAGAACGCCTACGGCGAGCTGCCGGCCGATCCGACGTGGATCCAGCCCGGTCTCAACGTAACCGTCTCCGAACTGTCTGTCGACCAGGCCCTCTCGCGCATCCGGACGCCCGGTAAGCCGACGCCGATCGGCTCGCGTCTCGGCAACTTCGAGGGCGCGGTGGCCGTCTCGTGGGACCTCACCGACGCGAACTTCCACGACCTCGTGTTCGCCGACGGCGGCACAGCGCTGCCGTCAGGGCCGACACGAGCGCCGTCTGCGACGTGGTATCTCGCGACGGAGCTCCCCGACGGGACGACCGAGCCGCGGACGCCGACCGGGACGATCGTGGCCGACGCGTCGATCACCTACGAGCAGGGCGAGGCGGTCGGCGTCGAGCTCACGATGCTCTACGGCGACGAGCCGGACGACGTGACGGCGCCGACCGACGGCGACATCCAGGTGCCGAGTGAGAGCGACGTCTACTCGTTCCACGGCGCGAGCTTCTCCGTCGACGGACTCAACCAGCCGCTCATGTCGTCGGCGACGCTGTCGCTGACGGGCCTCGCACGCTTCCGTCGCGGGCAGGACCGCCACCCGTACGACGCGGTCGCCGACGCGATCGCGCCAGAGTTCCAGACGGATGCCGCGTTCACCGAGCGCGACCAGCTCGCCCTCGCCGTCGACGACGTCGACACCCCGGCGCCCGAGACGGTCGGGTCGGTCCCTGCAGAACTCGCCTTCGAGAACGGACAGGGCGACACGATCACCTACACGCTCGACGGCTGCTCGCCGGCGAACTACGCGTGGAGTGATCTGGTGGCG